TTCCATCCGTATAAAACAGAGGCATTTAACATTATCTGCATAGCCATCATTGTTTTACCTGAGCCTGGGATCCCTGTCCACACATCTAACTCTGAAGTTCTGAGGGTGTAGTGATTGTCTAAAATTTTATATCCTGTAGTTAGTCCTTTCTTCTTACCGTTATTGAATACATCTATCATGTAGTCCTGCTCAGATCTAACAGTAAATATACCGTCTACTGGATATGGTTCAGCATCCTTCAGTATCTTTTCAAGAGCTAACACACCTTGATCTACAAGCATTTGATTAGCATCCTTGATCTCTTCTGGAAACTTCACAACGTAACACCTTTCTCTACCTATCCTTCTACTAAGTTCTTCTAACAGAACTCTTCCGTTCACATCGTTATCAGAACATATATATACTTTTTCTATGTCCTTAAAATATTCCCAGCAGTTGTCTAGGTAAGAGAACTTATTGTCATAGTTTTTTGTTCCCGGATTCGGTGCACCATCAGGAACCGACAAACAGTTATCTATACCTATTTCGCTAAGGGAAAGTTTGTCCATTTCACCCTCCACTATGTATACCTCTTTGTTATCTTGTATATCATCAAGACCGTAGAATATCTTTTCAGCATCTTTGTGTTGCTTAAAGTTTTTTTCTGCGTCTCTGTATTTTACATTTACAAGCTCTCCATCCCTAAAATAGTTGAAGCATATAACATTTCTATTTTCAGAAACTTGTGGCATATATTCTTTCTTCTGAGTTATCTTATTTTTTAATAATATCTTTTGAGATATACCTCTAGATCTAAACCAATCTACCATTTCATTTGACAATCCGGTAGAGTTAGTCATCACAGGTCTAGAGTATTCTATATCCTTTTTCTTTTCGTATGTCTTATACTGATTAATAATTCCACTGTCTCCGCAGTGATGACACAAATATGCTCCAGTCTCTGCGTTTATAGCTAGGCATTTCTCGTTGGGTTTCTTGCGATCTCCAGAACAATTATGACATATATGTCTTACCTCACCTTTTGTTTTATTAATTCGTATTCTATCATTATTTAGGCTCATTTAAATAAATCGTTTACATTAAATTCTTGTTTCTTCTTTTCTTCCACTATTTCTTTTTCGTCTTTCCAATATTCTCCATTCAACCATGTTAGTGGATTCTTTCTGAATTTTGGGTCAGGAGTTTCTTTTACATATGTGGGTACAGCATCTATTATGGTCTGCATCGTGGCTACCCCATACTTAAGAAACTTGTCCTGACATTTCTGCATACCAGTTTTTTTGTTATACAGGTTCCAAAATGCTCTGAACATGGCTAGCTTTGTTTCTTTATCGCCCCTAGTTTCTGTGCTTGATGATAGTGTGACTAGATCTTTGCACTTGAAATGTGTGTTTAGGTTTTGAAAAACTTGACTGCATTCCTGTTCAGTATCATATATAATATCCAAAGGTTTGTCATGACTTTTCCTAATTATGTATAGTATTCTACCTTCACAAGAAAAACCTGCGATAGAGTTGCTGTCAATAGATGTGTGTTCGGATATTTTTAAGTACATAGTTTTATGTTTTATTAAAGGGGGAGAACCCCTAAGTCCCCCCCAGTTTTTTGTTAAAATGGTAAAGGTTCCGTTTTAGTCTCCTTCTTTTCAGTCTGAGGTTCAGGCTTGAAAGTGTTTATTTTAACATAGTGAGTCTTACCGTAATCATTAGCACCGTCTCTGTTGGCACCGATAGTTAGGTTGACATATTTTTTGCCATTATACTCATACACATGATCCTTTAGTTTTGCTAGATCAAGTGAAAAGTTGACAAGAGATCTTCCTTCATCGAAGACCTTTTCTGTACCGCTTCCGCAGTAAATGTTTTCATTGTTCATAATAAAAATAGTTATAATTAATTAATAAATTTCTCCAAAGCTTCCATTCTACTTTCTATTGCTAGAATTTTATAATGGAAAGATTTTAGAGTTCCTTGAGTGTTGTTATAATCAACACCCGTATCATGGGGATCGTCTATTCTTAGATTTTCCACCAAATACTCGTATTTTTCAGCATAGTCTGAATCAAATTTTAGATCTACATCGTGCATTTGAATACAGTGCATAACTGAAGTATGATTTTTGTATCCTATCTTAACAGCTATTTCTTCAAGCTTATAGTCTAATTTGTTATACATCACATAGCATAACATGTTTCTAGCTTGAACATATTTTCTTTTCCTACCACCAGAAGCCATAATATTATTTGGAGTAACAAAAAATTTATCACAAATCAACAGCATATTGTTAGTAAAAGATTTATCTCTTAAGCTATTCTTTAATGTTAAATAGTTCTGCAAAAGTGTACTCATAGTCTTTATTTTTTAAGTGTTTTATTATAATCTTACCATCTCCAACAGAGAATAGGTCCGGATTTTTTAAGTATTTTCTAACAGTAGGTATAGATAATCCAGTTATCTCACCCACTTTATTTTTTGTAACTTTGTTTTGTTTTAATGTTCTTAATAATTTACTCATAGTTTTAATTTTATAATGTTCCTGTATGTACATGATCGTATGGATCAAAAAGTTCTTGAATGAAATAAAAGCTGTATAGATCCAGTAGGTGTTTGTATTTAGACCTACCCTCTTCTAAAAACTCTTCCCCACAAACATATATTGACATATTGTATGGAGCAGACTTTTCTATTACCACAAACCAAAATTGTTCAGCTTTAAACCCGTCTAAATAAAAAGCAGATTGTCTATCGTATCCATATTTATAAGCAGACTTTTTAAATCCTTCTGGACTAGCATCTGTAGTAGTTTTGATATCAACTAATATCCTTTTGTCTTTATTCCAATAGTCAGCTTTACCTTTACAAGGAACTTTAGTATCAGAGTCATTCCATATATTTACTTGTTCTGACAGACCCCCTGATAATAACTCCATAGCTTCCATGGATGAGTTTAGTCTTTTTCTCATACCCTCAAGTGATTCATGCTCATCATTAGATATTATTGTCATGCCTTGATGTAATTTTATAAACTTTTGATACTCTTCCTTACCCGCCTTAGTTCTTTTGTTAACATCAGGTTCTACCACCACTTGCTTTTTATACTTATCGTATTCAAGCATACACATATGGAATGCTGATCCAAATTTCAAGGCTTTTGTTATAGGTCGATCACTGGGATTATCTCTATAATGCTGATAAGTGGCTGGACTTTTCTTAATTAATCCAAGCTGTGAGTTAGTTACAAATGAGTAGTCGCTGTAGTATACCTCGTCTGAGGCAAACTTTTTTATTATTTCGTCCATAATTTTTATGCTGATTCGTTAATAGCTTTAGTGATTCCGTCTTTCTGTGCCTTGGTCATTTCATATTTATTCATATGTTCAGTGACAAGATCAGATTGACCTTCCTTGATAGATTTAATCATGGCTTGATATATATCTATAGTGACTTTCTTTTTAGAAGGTTTAGAATTTTGTTTTTTGATCGCTATGTCCACTTCGTTAGCAGAAGCTACAGACTCATCAATACCTATCCCAAAGTTAGCCAATGCTCTACCCCATGATGATGTCTCACAGTTTTCTACATAACTTGTTTTGTTAATAAAGCTAGCAGACTTTTCTTCGTGTGCATGTCCGGTAGCCAATACTTTACCGTTTTGATTTATTATGTCTGATTTAACAACCACCATTTCGGAGTCAATGTGTGTGATCTCACTTGTTAGCGAATGATTAGGGTAATTAGTTCTAAAGTATTTAAGTCTTTCATTTACTTCTACATACTTTTTGCCTTTGATATTTATAGTTTTTAGTTTAGTCATTTTAATTTAATTTAAGTTGTTATTATTTCAAATATAGTAATTAATTTTCATTAATCATACATTTTCTGAAAGTTTTTTTCAATACATGCTCCACTGATCCATCATTTTATATATGTTTTGACATTTTTCATATTGTTGATCATCTTCATAGTATTTCAAAAGATGTTCTAATATCTCTAAAAATTCATTGGATGATTGTGGTGAGACAATTTTTGTCATGTCATTATTATCTTCGAATATAAATTCATACAAATCATCTTCTTCAGTATAATATTTTAACAGTCCTAGTTTATGAGTATTTTCTTCTAATTTGCACAAGACAGTCCGGAATAGGAACTTTCTGTAACTTTTCAATATATTCTCTAATTTCTTTGCCATTTAGTGAAGTTACTTTATCGTTAATAATTAGGTTTATATTTTCAATCACAGAATCTTCTGTTTTTCCAAACCCGTCTCTGCCTATTAGATCTTTTAATGTTGCCTTATCTTTTAAGATTTTTTTAATTATCCTTTGTAGCTTTTTTTCTTGCAGATAATCTTGGCATGAATTTCTTTTTTTACCTACTTTTTCTACTGATAATTCAT